TATTATCAGCTCCTCTTTTATTTATTAATCTATCAATCTGTTAGCTTTTAAATTATAAATCCATTAATCAATTTCTAACTATATTTAAGTTTATATATCAATAACTGGTCTAATCGTAAACTACTCTGTTCAATCAATTTCTAACTGTATTTAAGCTTATATTGTTATTATACATTTATTTTATAATTTATATTATATCATAATTTTCATTGATATAACACCCCGCTTTTTGCCCGTATTTGCTGAAAAGTTCAGTTTTGAATATCTCCGCAAATCTTGCAAAATCCCGCTATTTAGTAACAAATTAGTAACAGATTACATCAGGGTATTGACCCTTGCCTGTACTGCCGCATAGTCATAACCTTCTGCGGTGATTCTGTTCTTACGGTCAGCACCGTTTCCATACTCACCACGGATGACTGCCCTTGCGATTTCATCAATGGATTTCTTAGGTGTCCCACAAAGTTCATTGACCTTGTTCTGAACTGCGGTGTAATCATAACCCGCCTGTTCAATGCGGTTCTTTCTGTCCTGACCATTACCCCAAGCACCATTGATGACTTCCTGTGCAATTTCATCAACAGACTTCTTTGGTGTAGTGTCTACCCCTAAAATCTCATTGACCTTTGCCTGAACTTCATCATAGTTGTACCCGGCTGCTTCAAGTGCTGCTTTACGATCAGCACCATTGCCGTACTTGCCGTTGACAACATCCTGTGCAACTTCATCCACTGACTTTGAAGGTGTCTGTGATGTAGCACCGTCATACTGTGTAAGGTTATTATCTCTGATAACACGCATCAGGTTTGTCACATAAGTGCTTGATGTAGCATAACCGTCTGCCTTGATGTTCTCCACATAAGTCTGTGGGTCAGTTACACCTTTAAGATTAGCGTATCTTGAATAGTTGATGAAATCAAAGTAACCCTTGACACCATCTTCCATAGAATCGAACACACGGAAGTTGTCACGAATGTTCGTGTGAACCCCCGGTGTGTATTCCTCTGATGTTGCCATGTTGACAGACTTACCAGTCCAAGCACTTCCACACTTCAAACCGAAGTAATTGTGATACTTGGCTGCAAGACCTGACTGTCCCCAACCACTTTCAAGAATTGCCTGTGCAATGATTGGACTGTGTACCTTGATACCATACTGTGCAGCATACTTGATAACATAAGCTGCAATCTGTAAAATAAATGTCTGCTTATCCATAATTATTTACCCTCACTTTCTGTCTTTTTCTGTAAAATGTCGATTGCTTTGGTGATAACTGCCGGGAGTGGTACGCCCATAAGACCAGCTTTTTCCACAAGGGAGATTGTTTCATTAGCGATAAATGCAATGATTACCGCATCCCTGATGTAATTTGTGCCAATGACCAAATCAAGGCGGTACGCAACCAGTACAAAGATCAAGGTCGTGCACTTTCTGCAAAGACCTTTCCACCCCGCCTTGCTTTCAAGTGAACCTGTGTCAGTCTTGGGACTGTTCTTGAACACCCCGGCAACAATCAGTCCTGAAATGTAATCAAGACCCATGAAGATCAGAAGGGTTGCAAGTCCCGCATCCCAACCACCAAAAAAAGATGCGATTGCTGAACCAATCACACCTAACACTGTGCAAATCATTTCTTTCATTCTTTCTGTCCTTTCTGAACATAAAAACAACCGCCTGTGACCTCATATAAAAGTCATATAGCGGTTGTTTTTGTTCCTGTGATAATTTCCTTGTCTGTTGACTACTCTGCTAATTCAGGGCAATCAAGGTCAATCAGAACTTCCTTCACTCTGTCCTTGATTTTCTCAGGTACATCAGCAAAGGTTTTCTTGCCCTTAATGATAAGGGTTGCATAGATTACTGCCATAGATTCCACATCCTTTCTGAATAAGATTTTTATGATGAACTGAAACAACATCAGTTATCACCTTCTGCCAGTTCCGGGTGTCCTTCATCAATAAGTACCTGTTTGACTTCATCCCTGATCTTGTCAGGAACATCATTGATTGACTTCTTACCCTTGATGATAAGTGCTGCATAAATGTTTGCCATATTCTCACCCCTTCCTTATGCCATCATTTCATAGATTTCACACATGGCTTCCTGTGCCTGTGTCATCTGATCTTCCAAGGATGCGTTCTTGTCATCAATCATTTTGATGTATTCATCCTTGGTGTACTGGGTCAGGTCATATTCATAACCAGTGAACCCCTGCTGTTCATCTGTCCCGGCTTCTGTGACCGGGGTGATGTTCTCTGCAACCCAAACTGAATAATCATCAATGACCTTCTGTTCAGGCTGCGGTACGCTGCGTACTTTTCCGTACTTTTTCATGCTTTTTACCACCTTTCTTGATATGATCTTTATAGTACCTATCAGCATAAGGCTGAATTGGTTCAATATATTTTTCAGACAATCGGCTGCTATCACAATACTTCAACCAACCCTTATAGGAATTAATTGCACACCATTCTGAATAGTTCATTTCCTGATTGCAGTCATCTTCAGCATCCTGATTACCTAAATTGTGTAAATTACTGGTTGCTTGTTATGCTGCTACCTTTTTTCGATACACTAACCGACCGCCGATATACCGACTACGCTCAGAAGAAGCACTAGCCAGACTCCAATAGAAAGCACCGGCAGGCAAGCCATGATACCAACCAGCACCCAATCCAGCGACACGCCAACCAGTACCGTTCTGATTCCAACAGTAATCACCAACAGGAAGTGCAGTGTTTCCGTTGAACTCACCTGGTAAGAACAACCAATCAAAATCTTCTGAATAGCAGAAAGCGGAAATATAACCGTTTCCATACTTTGCGGTCATTCCTGTATCTTCATAAGGTGCTGCCTTACTGTCATCAGTAAAACCATGATCTGCAACATAGGTTTCACACTCACCTGCGGTTGCGTTTGCATAGTGATTGATTCCATCAATCCACCACCAAATGTTGCCCCAAAAGTTTTCTTCACCACGGTATGACACAATCTGAATACCGTTAGCGTTGACAACTGAACCTGATGCATTACCAAGGGTGATTGTTGCACCTGTATTTTCTGTCATTGAAGTCTGACCGTCATCAGTCTTGGAAACTGCACCGTTACCAATGGCAGACTGCATATTAAAGGTTGCATATTCAATCAACATAAGCATCTGTGAAGCGGATGCCGTCTGAACAACACCCTGTTCCCAACCAGTACCACGTTTTTCAGCAAGTTTTCTGATATTGGCACGGGTTGCGTTCTGTGTAAGTCCTGAAAGCGGTTTTGCATTGGCAATACTGCATAACATATCAGCAGCAAAGTCAGCAACCTGTGAATCATCAAGAATGTATGCTGATGCAGATGCATCCCAAAGTGAACCTTCAAAGGCTGCAAGATATGCAACATCATTTTCCTGACCATTCACAATGAACGCCGGATGAAGTTTGAATCCCGCCTTTGGTGTATCTGATACATAGTATCTGATTTTTCTTGTGATTGCCCCCTTGGTTCTCTTTTCAGTTTTAAGTGGCACAACCTTGTAATAAAACTTTGGCTGTTCCACCATTACCTGAACGATTGTCCCGGCACTGAATTTCAGGTTTTCATCAGGTGATTCAGTACCTACCGGGTTACGGTCAACTGCCTGTGTCAGTTTTCCAGTAGTGGAAAATCCGGCTTCACCATAATATGCAGCAACACGCCCGTCATTGGTAAGGTTACAACGCTTTCTACCACCAAAGGCATTGATTCCGTCAAATCCTGAACCGGCTGAACGGTTTACTGCTCCGGCAAGTCTTGTGAATTTCTTATTTTCAAAGTCCACTTCAACGCCGTAAATGTCACCGTCCGTATAGCCAACAAAGGCTTTCAGATCAGCAATTTCTTTTTCAAGTGCCTGAATGTCACCAACCGTTGCATACGCACCCGGACTGACTGCAAGTGATACGCTGTCAGCGTTGCCTACTGTGGTATATAACTGTAAGTATGCAGCCGATACCGTAACACCGTTATATGGTGGCATATAACAGTTATTTGACTTTTCAATGCAGACTGCATACAGGATTTCACCCTTGTCAGGGTCAACGGCATATAAGCCAAGTGTACGCATATAGTAACCTTCTTTCAGGTCTACATTGGAATATGCTGCATCAATTTTGATTGCAACCTCATTTGTGCGGGTAACCTTGGAAACAAGGGTTGTCTGCTTGATGTTGCTAAGTGCGGTCAATGCCTGTAACTGACTTTCAGTGTACTGGGTACTGGAAGAACATACTTTTGTAAAATCAATGTTTCCTGACCCGGCAATCATCTTTGCCATAAGTGCCTGACCATTGTTTGTGATGTAAAGTTTTGAATACTCTGCCATCTTATCATTCCTTTCTATGTTGTTTTTATCTCAATGAAGTCTACCTGAACAACGCCGGATGCTGCCTTTGCATCCATATCTGCCCGGATTGTTTCATTAAAATCTGTTGAAATGGTTACCATTGCGGTATCTGTTGCCTTACCACCAAAGTTCACTGTACCCTGAACACTCACTGTTTCCTGACTGTCATTTGTGATGTTCAGCATTTCAGTCTGAACGATTCCACCACCAAAGACTGATGAACCGTTCACATCAAACACTTCCCGGAAATCGTTTGTGATGATAAATTCATTGATGAAGCAGATGCCACCACCAAAAAGAACAGCACCTTTGATGTTGCAAGGGATGCTGTTCTTAGATACAACCACAAGATTTTCAGGAATCATTGTGTTTATGATGTTTTCCAGTTCTTCCACCTGACCATATAATTCAAGGTTAGTGTCAATATACAGTGTGTACCCGGTTTTGAAATCACCAGTTACTTCAAAATCACTGTCACCGCAAAGGACAAGCAACTTTTGAAGCAACACTTTCCAAGTGTACGGGATTGTGTTGAACCACTTGCTTTGAACCCTTGAACGCCTTGATTCAAGGGTATCATCAGCAGTTGGGTATATTTTCAGCATCTTTTCAAATCTGCTGATTCCATATTCATCAGCGGTTGAAATGAAGCGGTTACGCAAACACCTGTCAGTTGCTGACCACATCAGACTAAATTCAGGGTTTTCCGCTTCAAGTGCTGCAACGGGTTCTTTATAACTCTGCATGAATGGCGGTAAGTATGAAACAAGGTCAACTTCTCTTATCATGCAGAAACACCCCCTAACTTTGGTATGCAAAATTCTGTCAAGGTCATATTGCTTGCCGTGCCGTTCAGCTTTGTCCCGGTCACATCCACCACGCCATCAACACCAAGGATGCGGTTTTCAATCTGCGATACCCTGACAATGGTTTGTGATGTTTCTGACCAGCTCTTTCTTAATTCCAAAAAGTACGCATCAACTGCTTCTGCAATGGCTGCCTTGGTATTTGACCAGTTGTGACCTTCTTCAAAGGTTACCGTGGTCTTGACCTCAATACTGACAGGTGATGCACTTGCAACACTGACCACATGACCGATTGGTGCAAGTCCGTAACCCTCCCCGGCAGTTTCTTCCGGGTCAAGTGTCTGCTGAACGTACTGAACAAGTGTTGAACTTGCTTCACCGTAATCATCAGAATCAGCAATGACCACATGAACAGTACCGCCAACCGTCAGTTTCTTGTCCTTGGCTGCATTATATATGGCAGTAAGCCACGGTTTGACTGCTGCCGGAACTGTTGAAATGATTGATTCATACCAGTTCTTGACCACTGTACTGACGATCATGTCAGCGGGTCTAATGTCACCATTCCAAACACGCTTGACCTTACATGACCCAACACCTTCAATACTTTTGACCTTTGCCATATAATCGGCGTGGTTGCCACCAAAGGACTGTTCATTGAAGCTGTCAAAGTAACGCTGTCTGAAAACTTCTGTATCTTCTTCATCTTCACCGGGAATAAGTACGCTTGTCAGGCTTGCCGTCTGCAATCCGTCAATATATTCCATTGGTATCATATCCCCAAGGTACTGATTGCCAACAACACCTTCTGTTTCACACTGAACCTTGTATGTTCCCGGTGTGATCTGTTCAGTCACAACATAGTTTATTTCACCGATGTTGAAACGCTTTCCAGTAACATCAATGTTTGTTGGTGTGAACTCACCCTGTAAGATTGCCTTGGTTGCGGGTTCAGGTGAAAGTCCCCTGTCCTTTGCAAGCAAGATCAGAAATTCCCTTGCAGCAGTATCACCGTATGAATTTTTTATCAGATATTCCAACTCAATGTATAAAATCTGAAATTCAATGGCTGTTGAACTATGCAGATCGTAAACAGGGGATGACGGTCTTTTGTCAATTTTGTCAGATACCCGGTTCATCATCCTTTCAAGGATAATGTCATAAGTCTGATCTTCATACATTCTAAATCTTCACCCCCTTCTCTGCTTTAATATCACCGTAAATTGTTTTTACGGTAAAATAGGCATGAACCACACCTTTGACCGTCAGGTCAAATTCAAAGTCGGTCACGCCCGTGATTCTTTCATCAACGGCTAACGCTTCACTGATTCTGCGTTCTAATTCAGGACACACCCAAGTAACAGGTTCACCATACAGGTCAAGGGTTTCAATGCCGTAATACCAAGGGTATATGATGTACTGATACCGTTCTGTTTGCAGTGTTCTGAATATCATCTGTTTCATTGCTTCCTGTTCGTCCACAAGTCCACGGACTGAATCACCGTCTAAATCCATTTTGTAAGTTAGGCTTGGCTGTGTTTCTATTTCAAAATCTTGGTCAAGAAAACCAACTGTTGAAGGAATCATTTGCCTATCCTATCCACAACAATGAAGCGTTGACCTTCTTGCTGTCTTATCAGGATAACTTCATCACCAACCGCCAAGCCATTGTGAATGATGATCTTCTTTTTTCCTGTAATTTTGTGAGTATGTGCAAGGTTCTTTGACCCTGTGTTCAAGTCAATGTTGCCACCGCTGCCATTGTCACCTTTTACAGTGTGGTTGTGGGTGGAAAGACTGCTTTCAGAAGTCCAGTCAACTGTTACCATTGTGCTAAAATCCGTCACATTTCTTGAAAGAATCAACTGTTTTTCACCAAGTATCATCTTCTGTTCAACATTGATTTTCAAAGGTGAAGCACTCACGACCTCACCAAAATATACATTTACGGGTTTTCCCGCTTCAACCGCTTCAACGGCTGCCCTTTTCAGGATATCAACAAGTTCATTTGCATCAGGCAACAAATTCACCCCCTCTAAGTGTCAAATCCATCCAATGTTCACCTTCCTTGTAGGTATGCTTGCATTTTTCAACAAGCATCCAGTTTTTCAGTTTTATATCACCAAGATCAAGGTTGATGACAACCATTGAACCCGCCCGTACTCTGTTGTCACCTAAAGCGTTGGTAATTTTCAGGTTACGGGTCTTTTTGTTATACAGTTTCAAAAGGGCATCTGCTTTTGCTTGACCGTTTTCACCTTTCTGCAAGGTGTCAAAATACTGTAAGATACCCCACTTGTTAATGTTGGAAGAATCCTGTGTGATGTAAACATCACGCTTTCCTGTGTCCTTGTTATCATAGGTCAGTTTGATTTTGTTATATGTGTTTTCATCAATAGATGAAGTATAGTCAAAGTTTTGCCCGGTTTCTTCATCAATCATCAGGTACGCTCCCGGAACACCCACATACATAGATGACAGGCTTTTCAGGGTAAGTTTCCCAAAGTCATCATATAACACATACATTTCCCCGGTATTGGTCAGTGTCAGGTCAAGGGCATTTGCTATCATTTCAAACAGTGAAGTATTTTCTTCAACCCTTGATTCAATGACATACCCGGTATCATCCAGTGTGCCAAGGTTCAGGGCATAATCATCTGCAATCATTTTCACAAATTGGTTTGCCGTCTTTCCTTCATAGACCTTGGTATCTTTATTTTTTAAGTACCTCAACTGATCGTAGGCGGTGACAGTAATGATTTTGTCCTTGGTTCTCTGCTGCTTGAACACAAAACCAAAGAATACATTGTCACCGTCCACCTTCATCCTGACTGGACTACCTTCTGAAAAATCAAGAATGTTGTCATACAGGACTTTGAAAACCAGTTTGCCGGAGGTGTTTTTTCTTTCTGTTGACCATTCAATACCTTCCTGAACAACAGGCTGATATACTTTTGTTCCTGATTCATTCCCAACCAGTAGTTCAACGTACATTGAACAACACCCCTTTCTTATGCTGCCGGAATGGTCAAAACCTGTCCCGGATAAATTAAGTTAGGGTTGCCACCAATGACACCCCTGTTTGCGTTGTAGATCACGGTGTATTTTGCACCGCTGCCGTAAAACCGTTTTGCAATGTTCCACAAACAATCACCACGCACAACCGTATAGGTCTGTGCTGCTGCCGGGGCGGGTGAATTGTTGGTTTCCCGCTTAGGCTCTGCACTTGCCTTTGGCTTGGATGCAGCAATTTTGATGTTGACTGTCTTTGTTCCATAGTCCCGGTACTGTTTCAGATTGAACTTGACTTTGAAGTCAAACCCGTTCTTGGCATCCTCTGAAATTTTGTAATCTTCCAAAGATACCTTCATGTTCGTGTTCAGCAGTTTTTTCCCCACCGGGGTCTTTCTGCACACAATGAACTGGAATGTCTTTTTGCCTGTTTTCAACCCTTCAAAAATATCAAAGAAATATCCCGCTTCTTTGAAACCATTCTTATACACCGCATAAGGATGTTTTACTTGCGGGATTTCTGCTTCAAATTCAATGTCGGTCAACCCAGCTTTTTTCAGGATATTGATTTCACCTTCATTTATCAGGTTGACCGTTTTGTTATTACCATTGATTTTGATACTGATTTTTTCAGGGGTGACAGGAAAAAGGCATTTGTCAAAATACATATCATATCCGCTTCTTGCCATTTATTCATGCACCCCTTCCGTCATATTGTCTACCGCTTCATTCACGCTGTCTGTCAGTTTGGTCATAAAACCATCAATGTCATCACCGCTGTTCACGGTGTTCTGCATACCTGACATATCAACATTGATTTCAGCGGTTGTGAATCTGTTAATTGCTTCTTGTTCCGCAATGTCACGCAAATACTTCAAATCTTCTTCTGTAACATCCAAAGAATCCTTGATTTTGCCTGTGTTATCGTCAATGTTTCCAATGCTGTCACCCACGCCTGAATTTGCTATTGCATCATTGAACCCTGATGTGTAATTACCCACATTAGGAATATCTGTCTGACCGAATACATCCGACAGGCTAAAGTTTGAAACCTTATCAGCAATACCGTCACCCCATGCTGCACCCGCATTGAACGCATCTGATGCCCAACCGTCCTGAAATGCATCAAAGGTTGTAAAACCTTCATTGAACGCATCACTGATTGACTGGTAATCTTCTTTGTTTCCGGCTGCTTCACTTGCTTTGGCTGCATAGTCATCCGCTGCGGATGAAATGCCTGAATAGTCAAATTCAACAAACGGTAACTTATTCAGTGCTGAACAAATACCTTCAATGACTGAAAGTGCCGTACTTAACAGGTTGTAAAACCATGACTGAACAGAACAGATTGCATTGTGAAATGCCGTCATCATATTGGATGCAAGTGCTGCAATGGCGTTTCCAATACCCAAGGCAATGTTTGCCACGGTTAGACCCAAGTTCTTGAAGAACTGAATCACCACGTTCACACCACCAGTAATCACACCGAACCCTGAATTTGCAATACCTGTCATTTTTGCAATCGCATTACATACGGCAAAAATAACCACGATCAACGCAAGAATCAGCATGATAATCCAAGTTAAAGGACAAGCCATCAATGCAGCGTTAAGACCTTGCTGTGCTGCGGTTTCTGCAAATGTCGCACCTGTTGCCATCATTTGAGCAGCAGCCTTGACACCTTCTGCCATTGCCATGATACCGTTAATTGCTGCCACGATTGCAGAAATAGCAATGTATGCTGTGAGTGCTGCCACAATGCCATATACGATAGGTGCAATGATTGACCAGTTATCACCTATGAAAGTACCGATTGACACCGCCAAATCAAACACATTCAGAAGGATATTCGCAAGGGTTGCCATTGCTTCAATAGCACCCTGAATGAAAGTCTGAAATGCTTCACTATTGGCTAAATCGTTCAGTCTTTGAAGAACAGGCTGAAATGCAATCAGTGCGGTGTTCTGCATTGACTGCCATATCTGCCCCCAAGTCATAGGCATTTCATTGAATTTGCTGTTAATGTCATCAGCAGCAGAAAAGATTGCTGCCTTGACTACATCAGCGGAAAGTTCCCCATCCGCTGCCATTTCCCTGATTTTACCAATAGGCACATCAAGATAATCTGCAATGTTCTGAATCAGGTTAGGTGCTTGTTCAAAGATACTGTTCAATTCATCACCACGAAGGACACCTGAACCAAGTGCCTGTGATAACTGCAATTCTGCGTTTGCGGCTTCCTGTGTGGATGCTCCGGCAATGGTCATCTGCTTTTGAATCAGATCAGCAAAAGCAACTACTTCTTCCGAACTGCTGAACGCATCCTTTGCGTTGTTACCGAAACGGGCAACAACATCAGCCATCTGACTGAATGAACCCCTTGCATCCTGTGCTGCTGCATATACCATGTTGACAAGTTCAGCAGTTGTCTGAACCCCGTCATTCATCATGTTCAAACGGGATGTTGTCTGAACAAGTTCGTCTGAAATGTTCAGTGCTTTCCCAACTGACTGAATACTGACATAGGCTGCAACTGCCCGTTTGATGGTGTTGGTCAGTTCATTTGCCTGTTGTGTTCCGGCTGAAATTTCTTGATTGAAACGCCCCTGTTCATCCACATTGTCACGGATGTACCTTTCTGTGTTGCCAACCGTCTGTGACAAACGCAAATAGGCATCATTGGCAGCAGAAACATCCATGTTCTGCATTGCCTGATTCAGTGAATTTTGTTCCTGAATAGCCTGATTCAACTGCATACGCAACTGTTCCAGTTCTGCATTTGCATTGTCTGCCCCAACATTTACCGGGTTGTTCTCAATCTGCTGAATCCGCTGCTGAATTGCAGATAACCGCTGTTGCATGGTGTTCATGTCCTGAACTGCTGCATCCGGCAGTATATCCATTCCCTGTGCTGTCTGTGAAATCCTTGCCTGTGTGGTGTTCAGTGTGTTCAACATATCGTTTGCACTCTGAACTTCTTGCTGAAATCGTTCAACACCTGTTCCTGTAAACACATCCACCCCGTCAGTGTTCCATGTGACCGGGATTTCTACGGGTTCAGGGTCAGGCGGTGCGTTTGGCTGAATTTCAGGTCTGATTGGTTCAGGATTTTCAACCAAAGGGTCAGGAATTACCGGGTCAACAGGTACAGAAATCGGTTCTTGATTTCCACCATCCACAACAGGCGGTGCAATATCAGGTGCGGTCTGTCGGCTTGCTGCCTGATTCATTGCTTCAATGGCAGCAGTTGCCTGATTGATTTCATCCCTTGCCCCTTCAATACTGCTTGTATCAATATCAGCGTTCATTGACTGCTGCATATCATACATTGCAGACACGGCAAGGTTCACTGAACTGATGATGTTGTTCAACACTCCGCTGAATTGGTCATTAAGTTCAATACCTGTCTGAATAGATGACACCTGTTTCACCGTCCTTTCTTAGTGTTTTTTCTTTGCCCTTGCTTCTGCCTTTTTCTTTTCTTTCTTGTCATGCTCTGCTTTCAACTTGATTGAAGCAATCACAAAGGCTTTTTCCTGTTCATCCATAGCCAAGAACGCTGATGGAAGAATGTGAAGTTTTAGAAGGGCATAGTAAGCATAATTTGCTTCACCATCCCCTTCTTCAATTAGTTTTTTGCTTCATCAACCTTTTCATCAAGTGACTTGGTAAATCCCTGAAACTTCTGCATCCATAACTGGAAGTCCTGCATTTCCCCGGCATCATCCACCATTGCATAGACTAAATCTTCCGGGGTCATCACACCGTAACTGTCCTGTAACTCTTTATCGTAAAGGTCAGGAAACACCGTTGACTTCACGATCATTGCCATAAGGTACTTTGAAGTAATCAGTTTCGGTCTGAATAAGTTCGGCTTGCCTGTCACCTGAACTTCAATGGTATTTGCATCACGAAGTTCTTCATTTTCCTTGGAACTGATGTGTCTGAACTCCCATCTGACAGGTGTTCCGTCTGAACCAAGAAGTGAAGCAGTAGGTGCAAACTTTTCATTTTCCTTTACCTTTTTATTCTCTTTCATAAATGCACTAAATTTTGACATTTTGTTGTTCTCCCTTCTGTTTATCAATGAATAGAAAAAACCCCTTATATGACCTTATATAAAAGCCACACAAGGGGTTCTGTTACTTAGTTAGTAAGAAAACCCGTGAGGTTTGCAAAAGATTCAGGCATTGAGAAGTCCTCAAATGTCCCTTCAATCTCTTCATCAAGGTATTCCCCGTCAGCATCAAATTTTGCTAACACACCGCCGTCAGTGTTGCAGTCATAGAAAATGATCGTTTGTCTGCCCGCATCACTGGTTGGGTCATCATTGGTGATCTGCATTTCAAAATACACATCCTCACCAGTGTTCTTATAGTCAAGTAATGCCTGACGAAGAACTGACTGGTTATAGTGTGCCGTGCCGGAAAAAGTACCTTCCATACCACATGACTTATGACCCGCCATGATTGCACCAAGGCGGGGAACAGTAGTCTTGGTTTTCTCAACCTTTGCTTCCATATCAATCATCTGCATGAAGTTGTATCTTCTACTTCCGATTGTGATAAAACATTCAGCAAGTTTTGCTGCAATAGTGTCCCTTGCTTTCATTGTTACATTCGGCATTTTATTTCACCCCTTTCTTACGCAACCGTAACCGTTTCATAGAGTTTACCCATAGCGTTCACAACGGTGATTGCTGATGTAATCACAACCGCCTTTTTGGAATCGCCCTGTGCAACCGTAACATCAGAATCAGTGAACCCTTCAATAGCACCAAGTTCCTGTAACTGTGTACGGATTTTCACCAAGTCAGACCAAAGGGAAGTTCTGCCTGATGCGTTGTTTGGAACAACACCAAGATACTTAGTGTTAAAAAGGACTGCATCATCATTACCTAACTGGTCAATAACTCTGATCGTCTGATTGTCCTTGAATACATCCCCGCAAGTGTCCGAAGTGGTCACCATAGAGTTAATATCTTCAAGCACACGGACAACGCCGTTGACCTTATGAAAAGTGAACTCACCCGCCTTGATTGCTGCTTTCAACTCATTCTGTGTGTAATTGGTATCAACGGTGAAACCGCCGTCATATTTCTTGTTCTGACAAGACTTATTGACCGCACAACCGCTTTCTGCACCAGTTACCCAGTACACAAGTGCTGCTTCTGACCATCCTGTATCTGTTACCTTGTTCTTCACACTGATAACACCCATATAATCAGCAGACAGGTTATAAATAACCAACTGGAACTTGATACCCAGTTCATCACGCAAACGCTTGTTGAAAGCCACATATAACTTCTTGGTAACATCATCAGTAACCACAACGCCCATAGTGTTGTAGGTATATGATTCGATTTTATCCAAGTAAGCCTGATGTGCCGTGCCGTCAACCGTGCCGTTTGTGCCACCAGTTAAAGGTGTTCCGGCTGTAACAGCAAGATCAGCAGCCTTGAATGTTACATAATCGTTTGCCACAAGATCAGCAGCCTTGGCAACTGTCTGTGTATCAACCTTAACCGTACCAAAGTAGGTTGTAACATCATACTTGCTTGCATCATCTGCATTTTTCTGAATCACGATCTTCAAATCGTTACCACGAACACCGCAATACTTTGCAGTTGCGTATGTGTTCGCTGCCTTTTCACCACCACCATTCAGGCGGTATGCGTATAAGGTCTTTGCACCCATAAACAGATCATTAAGACCAAGCATCTTAGGACTGTCAAAGGCATAACCAAAAAGTTTCAGGCTGTTCTTCTGAAAATCTTCATTGGTCACTTCAAAAACTTCCCCTTCAATACCCCAGTCAAGTTCAAGGGGCATTGTTGCAATACCTCTGTCAGACAATGCAGCGGATGCGGATGCAGCCGATACAAAGTTGATATAAGCACCGGGCAGTTCTTTGTTCTGTGCGGTAAATGTACCACCACCTAAAGCCATACTATTTCACCTGTCCTTTCATGTATTTATCAATCAAATTGTCAACAGTTTTTAAGGTGTAACTTTTATCTGTATCAAGAAGGGCATCCACCAAGTCCCTTCTGTTTGCATAGCGGTCAGATGCAAGAATCTGTTCCTTGCTGAACACTGGTTCAGTCTGTTCAGAATTTGCAACTGTTCCCGTTGTTGCTGTCTTTCTTGCAGCCATCTTCAACCACCTTCCTTTACGCCTGTGCTTGCCGTCATGGTTTCCATAGGGGTGTTGTCCTCTGTCTTGACCGTAAAGAAGTCATAATTGACAAAGAAATTCAAAACACCGTTAACCACCTGATGATTCATTCCTGAACCCCGGATTGGTTTTGTATCACCGTCTGTTGTGATGTACTCCAAACAGTCATACATTCTTTCAGCCACACCGTTACATTCCCGCTGCACTTCATCAGACTTTGGGAAGTATTGGATGCAGAACTGATTGGTTCTTTCATACCGTTTACCCATAAACAGGTTGTTAGTAGGATTCAGGCAAGCAATAAAAAAGCAAGGCTCTTTCAAACCTTGCTTTATTTCTTCCATGTGAATTTCATAGTCATCCCCAAATTCTCCATTCAGGGAAACGCTGATTGCTTCAATTATTGAATTTATCATTTTCCAAGTCCCCCTAAATATTTCTTGATTTTGTTTTTAAGTACCTTTGGGGCAATTCTCTGTAATTCCTGTTCAGATATGGTCATCATAAACTGACCCTTGACCCAACCTGAATGATTGGCTGTCCTGTGTCCGTATTCAACATAAGATGCGTATTCAACCGGGTTCACAATCTCAATGACATAGGTGTCACCAAAATGATTCACCGTAAGACTGTCAGCATATTCCTTTGCTGAACCGTTTTTCTGACCAGTCCAACCACGCCTTAATGTACCGCCTTTTTTGCCTGAACTTGCCGGGTACTGTCCGACTGGTGTACGCTTGACAACCAACCGAAGCAACCGGGCAGCGAGTTCCTTTGCACTCGATTCCACAAAGTCATCAGGATTCTGTAATTTTTCCAACTGCTGCTGAAAGTCTTTCAGACCTTTGCAGTCAAATTTTCCCATTTTCCCCATTTACGCATATTCCTTGAACAGTTCAAGCATAATTTCCTGATGCGTTGGGTATATGGCTGATTCACCGCTGCGGGTGTAATCTGTGGTCACATTGTCCTGTGTCACTGTCAGTTTTGACCCGGCTTTTATGGAAATGTCAGGTGAAACAAATATCTTTGCCCCCTGAACAATCGTTGCTGCTGATTCAGACTGTACCGCCGTCTGCATCTTCTCAAAAGATAGTCTGCAAGGTTCATCTTGCAAAACCACCACATCAACTGACTTTGTTAATTTTGTCTTTTCATCTTTTACTGTTTGATGCTCTGTCACCGTCAAAGTACCAAAATAGGTTGCTTCAATGGCTTTCCTTGCAGCCTTTTGTGCTGCTTTCATCTGCTTCACCATCTAATACGCCTGAATGAATTAAATTCACCCTTTCCGTAAGATAAAAGGTAATTGATGAAAGAAGTCAGTCTTTGTTCAGGGGTCATTGAACCTTCACCAGTTGCAAATACTGTGTTGGTGTCCCCTGTCTGAATCTGCTTGACAGCATAATCTAAATCAAACCCGGTAAGGTCATCAGGTGCAAAGGTTTTCTTGAAAAGAAGAAATTCACCCACTGCCATATCAACAGCAATGTGTTCCAGTCCTTCCGGCACATCAGACCAGTTGATTTCATTCTTGATTGTGCTGCGTACTTTCTCAACACAAAAGGTCAAGGCAAATTCTTCATCCACCTTGACCTCATAACCAAGTGATTTCAACCGTTCTTTTACTGTATCAGTATTAAACATTGCAACCACCCTTTCCGATCAGAAATTAACCACGGGAAATAATACGGGCAATAGGTACTGCCTTGTGTTCAATGGTCTTGGTATCAGATGCAACCAGTGACCAGTTCTTGCCGTTCTCTAACTCTGCGTTAGTCGGTGAATTGGTTGCCTGACTTGCCTTAGTGTAAGAAACACCCGCAACAGAAACAGCGTGACGTTTACGGGAAATAAGTGTGTCCTCACCGCCCCTTGTCTTAGCATCACGCACCATTTCATAAGGCACTTTTGCACCCACATCTTCAAATCCAATAGCACCTTCACCAAGGATATAAGTTGTGTACTCTGTGTATGCATCCTGTGCCTTAATACCTTTTCCTGTGTCCTCTGCAACAGCTTCAACAACCTTAGTAGGTAAAGAATCATCAATGATGACCAGTCTGCCGTTCCAAGTACCCATTTCAAGGTCACGTTCAATGCCCTGTGCATCCGTGTACTTTAAGTATGCAAGCAGTTTCAGGTTTTCAAGGTTAGTTGCAACTGCACTGTGACAGTAAACTAACTTGAACTTCTGCTTGTTATCACCGCAAGCCTTCTGAATGGCACTGTTCAGTGTGGTTGCATCCATCTTCATAGTGTCATCAGTGTGTTCAGCACCCGCCTGTGCAATATCATAAGTGTGTGCTTCAACAAATGCTGCATTAGCAGTTTTGATTGCACCTGAACCAGTTGCAGACATTGAAAAGATACCCTTTAAGATTGCAAGGATAACATCCTGATCTACACTGTTCCAGTAGTCATTGATCTGACTTCTTACGTTTGCCATGAAGTCAGTACCACCAGTTACATCATAACTGAAATCTGCTTCTGTCCAACCGTTCATTCTTCCGTAAGTGAAAACACCCTGTTCATAGGTGTCAGTCTTGCCCGGTGTAACATTGTCAACACCGTCATAGTTCTGTGGTGTGCCGGAAAGCAGACCAAAGAACGGAAGCACTGCATATACAGTACCAGTCTGTGAGTTGTTCACAAATGTGTCACGAAGTCGTGCATCACCAACGATTGCACGGGATTCACGCAACTTGTTCAGTTTCACGTTCGGAATTGCACTCATGTACTTACCGAACGCCTTTTCGTTAAAACTTTTAGCATCAAATTTTGCCATGTTTCAATTACCTTCCTTTCATCAAATTAAATCTGTGCATCCGGGTTTGCTTCCATGTAAGCGGTAAGTTCGTCATAACTCATTTTTGAGAAATCGACCTTTTCACCCTCACCCGGTTTCTGTTCCCCTGATGCTCCCGGCTGAAAACCTTTGAAGTTCTGCTGTTTGGTCTGCTTCTGTGCTTCAAACAGGAACTTGGTATCATCACCGCTTGTCAGCTTCTCAATCTGTTCAGCCAGTCCCTTGACATTTCCGTCCTTGTCAAGTTTGGCATCATTCAGTTCAAGTAAAGCCTTGACCGCCTTGATGTTCTTTGCCTTTGCACCAGTAAGTGCCTTTTCAACCGCAAAATCAATTTTCAACTGGTTCAGTTCGGATTCATAGTTTGCCTTGGCTGTGGCGTTCTCTGTCTGCAAGTCCTCAATCTGCTTTTTCAGGTCTGCATTGTCCCCGGCTGATACTTTCAGGGTTTCTAACTGCTTGTCACGGTCACCGACCTGTGTTTTCAGTCCGTCAACCTCTGTCTGCAAGTTCTTAATTTCAGCAGCAGATGCAGATTTTGCATTTTCAATGTCATCACCGTTGATTTTGATGATGCTGTCTGCCTGTTCCTTAGTAAGTCCTAAATCCTCTAACTGTTTTCTTGTCATTTCTATACCATCCTTTCAAATACGTTTTTATACGGGGTTACTCCCACATGATTGATTGGTTTTGTTCGGTTTACGCTTGACAACCCGCAAGAAAAAAGACACCCGTTGCCGGATGCCTTTTCTATGTGCTACTTGACCCAGTAGCCGGGAGATAATCAGGATCACCATGCCTTTCTCATTGTGTACGTTTTCATGTGCCTTTTATCCCCCTTTCTGACCTCATATAACCGCCATATAGCAATTATTACAGGTCTATTGATAACTTGTTAAGGTATGAAAAAAGCACGGCTATTTGACCGTGCTTTATAACAAACCATCTTCTTTCAGTTCTTCTTCAAAATCCTGTTTTAAAGAATTTATCAAAAATTCATTCAGATGCTTTTCATCATATTTCTGTTCATGGAAGAAAGCAATCAAACCTTCTTTTTCCAGTTCATATGATTGTCTATGCAATTCGTTTTCTGTTTTTTTATCCCTTGGTTTTGGATAAATCATAAAATCACCTTCCTAACGCATCATCAATGATTGTACCAAAAATTTGTGCAGCTTTTCTTGGTTTATCACTCATGACATATTCAGCAAAACATTCCGCAAAAAATTCTTTTTCATTATCTGCTGCATATTCACTAACTTGCCTTGTAATAAACTCTTTTCTTTGTTCATTTATTTTATCAACAATTTGTGGATGTGTAAACCCTTGTGCTTTTAGGCTTTCCTTTAATTTTTTTAAATATTCAGAGTTCCAACCGAGTTGTTCTAACACTTGCTTTTGCACATCAACCGAACTTCTAATAATTCCATACGGATTTATGACCCCACCAAGTAGACCTTTTTTTGTCATATACCCATCTAAAGCATGACCAAGTTCATGAACAATAATACTGTTATGATCTGTACCTATTGGGTGAAATCCGGCAGCAACATCATTTGCATAAGTTTTAACCAATCTGTCATATTTTGCAAATAAACCGTGTGCTTTTACTTCACCAGTCATTGCTATACACCCAGCATAAGCATCACCTTTCACACCATCATACTTAAATGCAACAAGCTGACCCTTTAATTCAGGATATTTGTTCAATACCGTTTTGTATGAACCATATACCATATCAGCGGTGTCATATTCCAAACCTGTCATTTCAACATTGTCAATAGATATTCCTGATTTAACAGCAAGATTCTTTTCTACTTGTCTAACTGCCTTTGCTTCTTTTCCTGACAACGTTGCTTTCAAGTCTTTAACAATCTGTTTCAGACTTTCAGTTTCATCAAATTTTTTATTAAATACTGCTTCATACTCCGCTGCTTGCGGGGTATCCATAACATCCATATATGCATCAAGTGCGTTGTCTGTTTCTTTTTCAAGTTCAGCCAACCTTTGAACCTGTGTATCATATTCTTTTCTTGATGCAGTATATTCCGCAATGGCACTATCATCAGCATTGACCGCTTTCAGGTCTGACTTATCACTGCCATTGACAAATGACTTTTCCCATTCCTTATAGGTCATATTGCCCGGTACAAAGTAGGTCTTACCTGTTTCTTCATCCCGTGCAGCACGTTCACCGACAGCATCAAATTCATCATCAAAATATGGTACTGTGGTTGAACGGCAATGAACATGAAACGGTGGTGCAGTCACACCAACCTTCCATTCAGACATAGGGAAATGCTTGCCATCCATACCCCGGCATATATCCGAAGTGTGGGAATCCAGTGTTGCCACAATCTCAAATTGTTCAACATCCAGTTCAGTAAAGCAGTCCTTTTGTGCTGCGGAACTGAAAAAGGCTTCTTCTGTCATTACCAACCGCCCGGCGTTGGTCTTGGAAGTGTTCATCTTCCGGGCAATTTCATCAATGGCTTTCTGTGGGTCTTTTCCCAAGATGATGTTCTGTGTCAGGGTGTTGTTCAGTTCATTGACCAACTTCTGACGGTTGCCCCATATCCTTTCACTGAAATTCTTGCCGTCAACCGCCCAAGGCTTATTGATGACCTTGCTGATCTGCTTATCATCCAGTGCGGAAAAGTCCCAACCAACACCCACACCCTTCTGAATCTCATAGGCTGTGTGATAATAGCCGGACTTGTAAACATTCCGCATTGTGCTGTCAATACTGTCAAGTTGGTTTCCAAACATGACTTCAATGCTCTGTTGGGTCTGCAACTTCAAGGCTTCAAGTCTGCTGATATGGAATCTTGCAGATGCGTTTTCAAGCTGCTTGACCCAAGTACCGTTGATTGCATTTTCCTGACCGTACTGAATGTACTGGTTTACATCCCATTTCAGTTCAGCAAGTTCCTTTGCGTTCAACATCCGCTTTGCTTCTGCAAGGGTTACCCCGTTGTTAGATGCAAAACGCTGATACCATGCAGCAATCTGACCTTCAAGGGTTTTCTGTGCTTGTCGGTACTGTTTTTCAATATCCGCATAACACTGAACCCCCTGTTGGTGTGCTGCCTGTTCAAGCAGTTCAAAACGCTTCTGCCAGTATTCACCGTTATTCATCTACTTCACCGCCCTGACTTCCCTGTGACGGGTCACCTTTATTGTCAGGGTCATCATCTGCACCGTCACCGTTTTGGTTCTGTGTACTAAACGGGTCATACTGTGCAAGCATTTCTTTCTGTGCTTCTTCCTTCTGCTTTTTCAGGCGTTCCATTTCAAGTTGCGGGTCATCCACCCAAGGATGCATACTAATGATTGTTTCATCAGAAATGATTCCCTGTGACTTCTGACAGTTATCAATAATATCTGATTCATTCATCAGCATATCACGGTTGAATACCACATCAACCCCATCTTCTTCACCTTCAAAGTCACCCTGTCCCGTATTGGCAAGGTGGCAGTTGACAAACCAAAGTACATCATCCATTGTTGCCTGTGCTTCTGATTCCGTATCATTGGCATCTGTATCAATGTCAGAATACATTGACTGAATGTTCATCTGATTAGGGTTGCCGGAAAGTCTGTCATCCTTGGCATCATAACCCATTGCGTTCTCAATCAAGGCTTTCTTGAAGATTTCCACAATGGTCTTGTAATTCTCTGCATTGACTGTGATTTCAAGGGTTTCAACCCCGCCCTTGGTGTCCCCGTCATATCTGACCTTTACTGCACCGTATGTTGCAAGGTTCTTCCTGAACTCACCCAAATTAGTACCGTCATAGTTCTTTAATACCAAAATGGTGTTCCGAGCATCTTCTTGCATATTGTTTTCAAAGTCAGACAACATCACATTGATACCATCCTGTAATGACTTGACCTTCTTAATCAGCGGTGTTTCCTGTTCATTGGCTTTCAATGGAATCAGGGGAACACGCTGCCAGTTGAACACTTGAACATTTCCGGCAGCATCCGTCATTGTAACGTGCGGGAAGTCTGCGGTTTCATTGTTCACAATGTCAGGAATCAGTTTCCCACCATCAAGAATGAACAGGTGAACCCCATTCAGATCATACAATTCAACCTTTTCAATGAACTTCCTTTGATTGCCGTCATAGGCAACCGTCACATAATGCCGGATGAAGAAATCAAGTTCAGTATGTTCAGAATCTTTCCAAAATGGCAAAATCTCATAAGCGGGAAAAAGCCTGAAAGCAAATTCACCCCGTTCATTGTAGTATGGATATAGCCAAGCAATACCGCCGTTATATGCAGCCTTGCCCGCACTTTTCAGTGTTCGCATGAACTTCTTGTCAAATATCTTTTTCAGCAGTTCGATATATGCGGTGTTTTCACCGTTTAGTGTGAACGGCTTACCGAACAGATAATTGGCTTTCTGATTGACCATCTTTGCATACTGGTTATCAACAATTCTGTTGTTTGGTAGGTTCTCAACAACTTCAAGTTTGCCGTCCTCACCTATCATTGTACGTTTGCGGTGAATCACATCATGGTCACCGTCATAATACAGAAATCCCTTAATCTGCATCATCCTACGGGGTGAACATTTCCAAGCAAGGATTTCTTTTTCAAGAAATTCCAAGTCAGTCATGTGGGATTTTGCCCCTTCCAGTATGAAATTACTTAATTTCAAAGTGATTGCATCCACAAAGGAACTGAACACTGTTCAATCACCCCTTTCATTGCATAATAAAATCAAAACCCCTGAAAACACTGCATTTTCAAGGGTTGTTGTTACTAATTTGTTTCTTTTATTCAAAAAGTAGTTATACAGGCATCATAGGCGGTCACCTGTTGCAACCGCCCCGGAGTAAGCATTTGACAACCGTTTTCTACCGTCCAAAAGAACGGTTGCTGATGCCGTGTATTCTACCTGGTAATTGCTAATCAAAACTGAAAGCATCACCCTTCACAATAGATTCAACTGCATAACGCATTGCATCCATCAGGTGATTGAAGTCATCAATAGGAAGATTCAGTTTCTTGCCTGTCTTGGCATCCTTGTCCCATTGATAGTTGCTGATCTCTGTGATGAAATTCACACATCTTGGATGAATGATAATGTGATAGTCCTGAATGAAGTCAATACCGTTGTTGATGCTGTCCTTGCCCTTCCTTGCTTTCCTGATTCCTTTCAGACCCAGTTCACGCAAGCGGTCAATGCTCTTTGGTTCGGCTGAATCGGCTGTGACTTTCTCTTTCACATATCCCATCCGCTGAACCTGTTCGGCAATGGCTTCATTACTCATACCCAGTTGATACATTTCATCAAATACCCAAATGGTCTTGCTTGACTGGTCAATAAAACCACAAAACAGTGCAGAAGGGTCATTTGTATAACCAAAGTCAAGACCAAATACAGACTTGACACCGTTTATCTTCTTGACTTCATCAATACTGAACGCCTTTTCTTCCCAGTTCTCATAGACAAGACCGTCTACAATACCCCAATCACCAAGACCCGCTACTTTGTAACGCCTTGGGTTCTGCTTCCGCATGGTTTCAAAGACTTTCAAGTCTGCCTTATCAAGCCATTCATTGCACTTGTAATTGGTGGTCATTGCAAGGACTTCATCATCAGGGGTATCAAAAAACCGTTTCTTTATCCAATGGTGTTCATTCCACGGGTTCAGTGTAAGGGTTATTTGTTTGAACAGTCCTGAACCTTCCGGGACAGCACCACGGATTGATTCATCAAGCATATTGAAATCATCTTCTGAACTGATTTCATACGCTTCTTCAATCCACATCCAACACAAACAACCAATATCAACGGTTATTGATGTAACTTTCAGGGGGTCATCCAGTCCCCTGAAATAAATCTTTTGACCTGTTGGTTTATAGGTCATTTCAAGTGGTGATTCTTTGATTTCCCAAAAGGCATCAACACCAAGGCGGTGAATTGCCCACTTCAATTCTGTGAAACAGGAATCTTTCAATGTTCTGAATGTTTTCCTGACCACAAGGGTATTTGCTTGTGGGTACTTCATCATATTGGTGATGTACCAAAGGGCAGTTGTCTTTGATTTCTTGGATGCACGGCTACCCTTACATACCCTATATCTACCTTTCCAACGCCAAAAAGTACCGTAACCCTTACCAACCAGTTCAGGCAACCGCACTTTCTTCTTGCCGGACTTAGTAACCTTGTAATCTTCCGGGTACAGGATAAACTTCTGATACCCAAAAACATACTGTGAAGAAATGCGGTTCTTTACCATAGGCAATCACCGCCTAATCTTCAAGGGCATCTTCACCTGTGATAACAATAGGCTGCGTGATGTTCACATCCAGTTTGTCATTCCACATACCCAAGTGTTTACCAAGTAATTCAAGTGCTTTCAGTTTTGGTGAAATCTTGACTTCCCTTTCAACACTTGACCCGGTTTCTGATTCAGACTGTTTGTACTTCACGGATTCAATGCAAGCAAGGTCATCTTCTGATGCACCGTCTTTTATTCTTCCGTGACTGTCAACAAGGTCTGTCATCTTCACAAAAGCAATGCGGGCAAGTTCTAAAACAACCCTGTCCTGATTGATTCCTGTTCTTTTGCTGCGTTCTGCCATTGCAACACTAATTGCCTGTTGAACCTTGACATTTGCCAACATCCTTGAACCTTGCTGATCTGCTGTTTTTGCCGAATAACCCGCACGAATGGCTGCTTGTGTTGCATTAAGGTCAATCAGGTATTCATCAACAAAACGCTGTTGTTTTTCAGTTAATTTTGCCGTTTTTGCCATTCAACAACACCCCTTTCATGTATTTTTGCAATAAAAAATCCCTGAAACAGAAACATTTCAGGGTGCAAATATCGGCACAAACAAAAAAGGAACTATGAAAAAGCAACCGCTTCTTCACAATTCCTATCTTGTCAAGATACACTGTATCATTAGAATCAAGAATACACAATATACTTGAAACAACAAAATCTATCATAAAACGCCTTTTTTGTCACTTTAAGTAACAGTAAATACACATCAAGTTAAGTAATGCAGATTATCATAGGTTTCTTCAAACCTTGCAAGTGCTGCCCTGTGAAGATTTCTGACATACTGATATGACATACCCATTTCACCTGATGCGACTTTCAGACTTTTGAACTGCACATACACCTTGAACAATACCTGTGAGTACCTTGCATTGTGCAAACCTCTTATCTGCTTGATGATCTGTTCCTTGGCATCTGAAAATTTGTCAATTTCCCTGTTTATCTGTTCATTGAAATCAACATAGTTCGTGACCTGTCTGCATAAACTGTCACCTGTTGGACTTGTCTGCACTCTTTCAGCAGAATAATCAATACCGCCTGTACTGCAAGCACTGGTTTTCATATCATCAAGGCGTTCTAAGTCCTGATTGATATTAGTATCAAGTTCCTGTAACTGTCCTAAATATTCCCTTGCAGATAATGTTTTCATTCTTTCACCTGTCCTTTCCCGGTTACAGTTACGCTTGCGGTTACGGATAAAATCAAACTAAAAACACCCTGAAAGCCTTGATTTTCCTACTGGTTACGGTTAGTTACGGTTACGGTTCACGCCTTATACTCTATATTTTTACTTTTTATGATATATAGAATATACAATATATAAAAATAATAAGAAAATTGCTTTTAACCGTAACTAACCGTAACCGCCAGTATTTATAAGGGTTTCAACCGTAACCGTGAACCGTAACCAACCGTAACTATTGCGTAACTACTGCATAAAATCATACGGTGTATCATTCACCTTTGTATAAATCACATCAGTAACAACCATCTGACCGAACTGCTGACCCTCTGCAAACTTAGGAACAGCAATCACGGCAACACCGACAGTATGCACCCCATACAACAACTGTGATATGTATTGGTGTGCAAGTTCATAAAGTTCTGCACCAATCACCTGACCTTCAAATTCTTTTTCCACCAACGGGAAAATATCATCATTCATTGATACACTGCCCTTTTGTTCCAATAATTCCAAAATCTTATTTTCCATAATCATTCACCTTATCCTTTCATCATTGCCCGGAACTCATACCAAGCATACTTGACATATAACTTACAGTTACACCAGTGCTGCACCCGTCTGATTTTCTTCTGTTTCTTCCGGGTGATCTTCCGTCTGTGTTCTTCTCCCCACTGTCTGCACCATTCATACTGTGCATCATCTTCCAGTTTGCTGTGCATTTTCTTCACCCCTTTCCTGTTTTTCTTTGTACCCCATACACTTCATAAAGCGTTCAGGGCGGTTGCAACTTCCATAATACTGACAGGTAACACATACATTTTCTGTCATTCTGAACACCTTCCTTTCACCAATCAAACGCCCAACAGATAATAAGAAGCACTGTAATGACACTTACAAAACAAAGTATGTTTTTCCATTCATACTTGAATACTGTGTATATTAGAAATATGACAAGGGTGGTCATTAGTAGTATTGTGATTATTCTGACGAATTTCTTTATTTTTTCAATCATCTGTAAACCCTTCCCGTCTTGGTATCTTTCACCTGAACACGTTCAGTCAGTTCAAACCCCGCACCTTTGATGATGTACTTCAAAATCTTAATCAGATCATAGGCACGTTTGTCTGCTGCTTCACATTCAATCTGTTCACGTTCTTCCTTTGCCACTCTACCAACGGCAATAGTTGCCGTTGGGTCTGCATAACCTTCTGTATTTCTTCCACCTTTCACTAATTGATACCTTCCTTTCTTATAATCCCACTGTTCAGCATTGCACTGAACATACTTTCAAATATCGGTACGGGTATGGAATTACCCGCCTGATGATATAAGGTTCTGTTCATTTTTCCCGGTTCAACTCTGCAAGTTGCTTCTGCTGCATAAAAATCATCATCCGAATACCCCATCAACCGCCAACATTCCAGTTCTGTCAAATATCTGTATTTTCCACCACCAAGATCAATGACCTGTGCGGGTGTCCTATCCTGTCTTGTTGTAATAGTATTTACATAATCTTTGATTATGGTTGCCCTTCTGATTCCTTTCTTACCGATTACGGAATAAACACTTGGCTGTGTCACTAAGTAGCAATCAGGAACATCACCGTATTCAAGAAAATTTGAAATGTTCTTCATGGGTCTTTTTTCCATCAGTTCAAAATCAAAAGCATTGTCACCAAGAATTGATACTGTGAAACACCGTTCCCGTGCCTGTGGTATTCCATAATCACGGCAGTCTAACACTTTATAATTATTGGAATAACCCAACTTTTCCATATATGACAGGTAACGGTTGAAGTTGTGAACCATGTGCTTTGATAAAACATTCTTTACGTTTTCCCATATTACAACAGTTGGTTTCCATTCACCCATCTGCTCAATAATATGTACCGTTTCCCACATCAGTGATGATCTTGTCCCTGAACCTTCATCAGCACCTTTTCCTTTGTTTATTCTTCCGTCTGCTGCCGTTGCTTTTCCCTGATGCCCCGCAATGCTGAAATCCTGACATGGTGACCCGTGAATTAGAATATCAGGTTGAAGATTCCACCCCACTACTGTCTGCGGTGTATATGCTGATTCTTGTTCAAACATTGCATTGTATGACCTGACAGCCTTTTCATCAATTTCCACATAATCAATGGATTTTACTGAAACACCTATGTTTCTAAGGGCAACCCTTGGTGACCCTATGCCACCAAAAAGTTCCAATATTTGCAGTTTTTCTGACACATTCAATCACCGTCCTTTCTACTTCTGAAAATACGCCTTGTCTGACCGTTCAGTTTTACAACTGAAATTTCCAAGTCAAGGCGTTTGTTGATCTGCTTACTGAATACGATATTTGACATTGGCTGCATACTGTTGTCTGCACAAAATACCTGATACCGCTTGTATACCTCATTGGTTGGTTCATTTTCGATCATGTCAACCCCGGTGTCATTGATAAATGCAAGGATAGGGTTGTTTTCTTCTTCATACTCTGTCAACTGGTTCTGAACCTTGTCTGACTTGGTGAATCCGTCATTGATGATAATTCTTTTCAGACCTTCCACACCAAGCCTGATGAAATATTCAACGCTTTCCTGTTGAATCAGTTTGTACTTTATGAATGGGTCATAATCATGGTCATCCTTGCTGAACGTGGCATTGAATGGAATAATAACCAAACGCCTAAGTACCGCCCCGGTCTTGTCCTTCATACGGGGAATATCATTAGCACTGAATAACAGTTTGATGAACGGGTTGAATTCAAACGGGTCTTGTCCTTTACGCTCTGCCTTGATGCGGTTACCTGTTACTATTTTCTTGAACACACTGACCTGTGAACCTTGAAGGAAATCATCACCAATATCATCACCAATGTTTGCCAGTTTACCGAACATCATTGAAGTATTGAACCTGTCCCCCAGTTCTTTCAGGTCAAGTGCTGAAATGTTCCGATCACCAAGGATTGCTTTGACACAATCCAAAAATGTACTTTTACCGTTGGACTTGTCACCTGTCAGGATGAACGCCTTGCCTAACTCATTTCTTCTGTAAAAGCAGTAACCAATACATTCTTCCAACAATGCCCTGATTGCTGTATCACCACACGCTAACTTGTTCAGTGTACTGTCTGCCAGTTCAGAATAGACATCCGGCTTGTAGTCCCAAGGAATCTTGTTAGTAATAACAATGTCTGTACTGAATGGTTTCAGTTCCCCGGTTACAAGGTCATATACACCATTGTTGAAAGCAATCAAATTTGCATCTGACTGTTCTTTTTCATCAACGATCAGTTCCATGTAGTCAAGAACTTCCCGGCGTTGCATCTTTTTCAGGTTTGGGATGTGCTGAATCATGTTTGATTCAATTTCTTTGTACCCATTGGAATACACACCGTCTTTGTATATATGCAACTGCCCGTTGATTTTGATAACGTGTGCCGTGTTCTTCATAAACACCGCAAACTTGTCAAACAGGAATGTGCTGCCAAGGAAAAAGACAGGTTTCTGAAAAGCATCATCACGCAAGATCACTTCCAGTTCATCATCTGACAGCGGTTGTTTCAGAACAAATTTATTCAGGATGCGGATGCACTCACGGGTTTCTTCAACCGTGAAATCATTTGCAGTCAGGGTCAGGATGTAATTGAAAAGTGCCTGATTCCTTCCGTCCCCAGCATCCATATCAACAAAGTCTGCGGTTGCCTTGACCGGGAACAACCACTTGGGAACTTCCTGATACTTTCCACCTTCTTCAATGTCCCATTCACAAAATCTTTCTTCACCGTCAATCTTGATAACCTCATAGGATAACTTACTGCCGACTTTTATATCAGCAGTAAGACCAACCGCCAACTGAACGTGTGTCCTGTTCCTTGCAATAGTATGATTCTTGAAAAGAAAGTGTTTTCCCCTACTGGTACAAAGGACTTTACAGTCAAGTTGCAGTTCTTCCACAATGTTCATCAGAATTTCAGATTGGTCAGAATCATCAATGTCAATAAGGATGGTGTCATCAGCCAAAACCCCGCCGAACCCGTTCAGATTCTTCACTTCATCATAGGTTTTCCATGTGGTTCTGTTTTTCAGTTTTTCAATGCTTGCCTTGCCTTTGGTTTCAACATAACCTTTGTAAAGCATCTTTTATCACCTACCTTATGTGATGTTTTCTAACACCTTTTTATAAAAATCCTTATTCCTGATGTTACGGTCAAAAAACTGCTGTCTTGATCGCAACAAAAATTTCAACTCTTTTAGTTCTTTCTTCTGTTCCTTCAATGTGTTTCTTGGTTCTTTCAGGCGTTCCCTGTACTTTTTTACATCAGCATTGCGATCCTTCCAAACTTTTGTGTTCTTCCTGTGTGAATCCCGGAGAAGCTGCGAGTTTTTAACACCCGTCTGAATCTGTGAAATACAGTGCTTTGTCTGCCTGATCTGCTGTTCTGCATACTTGACCTTTTGCGTGTACCCTTCAATGTAAATACTGTGTTCCTTCTGAACCTGTTCAAACTGTTCAATCTGTTCCTGAACAAATTCTTTAATCTGCTGTTCACATTCCGGGGTGAAACTGCTTCTGATAAGTTTCAGCAGTTTCCTGACTTTGGTAATGCTGCGGATATTCAAAAATTCTTCAAGATGAACAGTCATTGAACCATTTTCATATCTGATTTCTAAATCCATAAAAACCTTCCTTCCCGGTGTTACGCTACAACACCAAATTGTTTCAAGCGTTTCTTTGCTAAATCTATGTACCACTGCCTATCAAGTTCAGGCGGTGTTTTTACCCCAACAACTGAATCATTGAAAATGAAACAGTGGTCAGGTGTATTACCAAATTTTTCACCCTTTGCTTTCACCTGTTTACGTTTCAGCAATCTTCCGTCCTTCTGATCGTTAGATGCAAACACCCTGTATGACTTATATGTGTATTTGTCCTTGTCAGGGTATTCATATACCGTCTTGATTGTTCTTTTGCCTATATGACTGACAAGCGGGGTGCAATGCTCATGTTCTACCCAATCATACTTGTCTGATAACTTGACAATCTTCTGAAACATAATCAGGTCATCACACTGATTGATGGTCTGTTCAACCGGGGTTTTCTTGACCATATAGTCAACCAGTGCTTTATTCAGGATTGGCAGATCATTGTCAACCGCTGAAAGTTCCTTCACATAAGCACCGATTCTTTCAACACCGCCGTCAATACCAACCCAAAGGTAATTGTTCACATCCTTCTGATAGATTTCACTGATGTTATCCAGTTCAAGAAGAATTGAACACTGATCTGTGGAACAACGCTGTTCCCATTCCCAACAAATATCATCAACCATTTCAAAGGCTTCATCTGTGTCAGGAATCCAAATAATAAGACCGTCCGTGTTGGACTGAATCAGTTCAAATCCCGGTACAACTTCAAGGTGTTCAATCAGGTCAAGCAACATCAACTGACCATTGATACACATACAGTTATTATTTCTTGGGTCATACGCTGCATTGGTTTCGTCCTTCATTGCACCTGACAAGGCGTTCAGCATCTTCTTATATGGCAACTGTGCTTTCTTCCACCGCTTGACTTCTTTCTTGTTTCCGGCGTTTTTTGCAGCAATCTGTTTTTCCTTCATGGCTTTTCGTGTGTTATACACCAACGGGTAATTGTCATTGGTTGCTGCCCTTGTAACCAGTCCCCAAGCAATCAGCATTGACGGGTAGTAATTGTTTACATCAACGTGCAGCAGTTGCCCGGTCTTATGAATTGGTGTGGCTGTTGCCCCATGAACACCGCCAAAACCGAATGAATGAGGGATACCCGCAACTACGGTTTCAAGACCCTGTTCTTTGTACCATGTACGTTTTGAGTATTTATCCATGTGTGCCAAGTCCATTGACAAGGCTTCCTGTCTTTTCTGTTCAAACCAGTCCTGAACATATTTATATTTTTTCAGTTGCAAGCACGGCAAGAAGTAGAAATCAAATTCATCTTCAAATGATCTGCGGGAACAACCAAGCACTTTTGCAGTGATTCTTGCTTCACTGTCCCCTATATCAGACAGGTTCACAATATCCGGGAAAGCCTGAATGATACCGTGCATTGCATTAAATTCATCTATTTTTTCAAGGAATACTTTGACAGTTTCTTCCACATCATGCCGACAGTAAAAAACTGTCATTTCAATTTCTTCCTTGGTCAATTTCCTGTTTATTCTAAAATCAACATCCGTTTCCTTGATATTGCTGCCAAGAAAACCTTCCAGTGTTTTCAAACCAACCGGGGGGTTCGGCATAACATCATAGTTAATCATTGGAACTTTGTTGAACGCTGATGAAAATTGCCACCCTTCCTTTTTTTCAACAATTATCCAGTCATTGATTCTTTTGGGATTCATTCCCAACAGAATACCTTTCATAATGTACTGGTCATAGTGGCGGTTGTTATAACCTACCCATATATCCTTGCTATTAGCTTCATATAAGGCTTTTAATTCATCAGGGTTATTGATTATCACATATTCTTTTTTCTTGGTCACATCAATGAAAACGGCAAGCCAATCTTCCTTGAAAACCTCAAAGTCATAAAAAATCACTACATTCACCCTTTCTGAAAATAGCGGTGGAAGGTGTGACCCCGCCACCGCCTGATAAAATTCTAAGTTAAGACTTCTTAACTTTACAAGTAAAATTTTTTAGCAGTCAAAAACTTCCTTGATTGTGATAGGGTTGAAAGCATCTGCCTTATAATCAACCTCAACTTCAATCGCACCCTGAATGGACTGGAACACATCAAGAATCTGATCTGCAAAATCTGCATAGTTCACAAATTCAACAGGTGTGTTATCTTCTGCAATCAGCTTGTTCACCCAAGTGCATACAGACTTGATTGCCTGTCCGTCCGTCCACTTTGCTGAACTGTTGCCGGAAATAACACGGTTGAAGAAGATCATGCGGTTTGCCTGTTCACCTTCCTTGATCTTTGCCTGAACGGCAAACATCAACTTATCCTGTGCCTTGGTCAACTTAATTTCCATCTTCTCAATACCAATGATATATGTACCATTCGGCACATCAGCAAAATCATTGTCAGGTGCGTTCTGCACCTCATTCTGTAACTCCTGTAAATCAACCTTTTCATCAAATGCACTGAAATCAATAGCCATAATTTTTCACCTTTTAACCTTTCTTATTTGCTTAATACTAACTTTAATAACTCAAACGCCTGAACCTCATTGAACCCGGCTTTTACATAGGAATCATAGATTTTCTTTGCAGCAGTTGCACCATCTTCCGGCGGTACATCCTGTTTAGGTGCTACCGGGTGCGGGTTCTTCATTGAACGGTTGTTTGCCGTGTTCATTCCTTCCGTGATTGCTGATGCAAGAATTGCACCAAACAGTTCATCAGGTAAACCAAAAGGATTGTTCATGTTCTTTTACCTCACTTTCTTAGCGTGTTTTTCTTACTCTGCGGGTTCTGCCAGTCGGCTGTTCATCTACTGCCGGGGTTTCATCCGCTGTTGTATCTGCATTATCAGGCTGTGCCTGTGCTGCACTTCTTCTTGTGCGTCTGCCCTTCTCCGGCGGGTTCATTGCCCCGTCAATAGGGTTTTCCGGCTTAGGGTTGTCTGCCTGTGCTAAACGCTTCACACCTTCACCAAATTCTTCCTTGCTGATGACCTTCATAACCTCAACGCCGTCAACAATCAGGTCAACCGTGTCACCCTTGTGCTTCATCACATAGTTATCATCAGCCGGAACATAGAAGTATGTGTCTGCATCCAGTGTGACAGATTCGGAATCAGTGTTTGTTGTACCGTCCTGAACAGGTTCAGACTGTTCAGCAGACTTTCTTTCCTTGCGTGTTCTTCTCGGTGGTGTTTCAAGTTCCGGCTGCGGTACTGAATCAGCAGCTTCACACGCTTCATCAAACGGGATTTCTTCACGCCCATCAGCAACCGCATCAATAGCCTTGTCACGTTCTGCCATATAATCAGCCATTTTCTGATTATTTTCTGCCACAACGTCATCATGTGTCTTGCGGGCGGTTCTTCCCTTCTTAGGTTCTGAATCCTCTGTTGTAGGTGGTGTTGCTGTGGTTGTGATCTTGGCTGCCTTATTACCTCTTGCCCGTCTACCGTTTGCATCAGGCTTTTCAATATCAGATGCAGCCTGTGCATCTGCCTGACCCATTTCAGCATCAGACTTGTATTCACCGACTTCATAGAAGTTGCGGATTTTATCAGCAACATAATTCAGATCATTGTCAATGGCATACGCCGGGAACATTCCCATAGGTGACTTCACGGTGTCCTTACCGTTGTTCTGTGTGCAGAAGTAATAATTTCCTTCACTGACCATTGTTCTAAGAACGATTGTGAAAAGTCCTTCAATGGTAATCTTCTCACGAAGTAACTTTCCAATCAGCTTGATTGTAGTAACACCATTGTCAAGGGTTTCTGTGTGGGTCATATATGCAACCACAACATCATCAGGAAGTTCCTTGCAGACTTCAATGATTTCAAAGTAATTTGCACCAAAATCATTCCACTTATCCCAACCGTTTTCCTTAATGCGGTTCATGTACGGAACTGAAAGAATATACTGGAAGTCATCAACTACCAATAACTTCTTCCCGGCTGCTGCCTGTTCTTTCATAAACTTGCAAATCTTGCGTGATTCAACCTCACTGTTCAGCATTGTGAACTTACCCTTGAACGGTAACGGTTTACCAACCGGGTTCACAACTGCTGTTGTTGCCGGGTCACAATTTCTCATACTGGTACTTTTTCCTGTACCTGATTCACCCATAATCAAAAGCATCTGTGCCATAGTTTTATTCCTCACTTTCATAAATTTTCAAAGTATGGTCAATCTTAATAGGTTGACCACCAATGAATTTCTGTTTCATTGTGTTATCTTCAATGCTGATAATTAACACACAATTATTCAACTGAAAGACAACTTCATCACCTTCTTCAAGTTTGGCATCTTCACCGAATTTTTCTTTGAAGGCTGCAATCGCAAGTTCTATTGCCTTTGAAATATCTTCCATTATTCATCACCACCTTCATCAGTGCTACCTTCTGTGATACGGCTTGACCATAAATCAGCGTAATGCAGAATCAAGTACAGTGCTGTTTCATGTCCTTTGACACCATAGTTTGCTGATTCATACAGACCATCATGGTATCTGATCGCAAACTCTTCATCTTCCGTCAGGTCAATGAAAAGGGTTGCTAACTTAATACTGCGGGTTGCGTGATCAAGTGGAAGAAGTGCCGGGTTACGCTTGAAAGGCTTGGATTCAGACTGTTTATATTTCTGTTCCGGTTCTGCCTTGGTGGGTCTGCCGTCCTTAATCATGTTAGGCACATACATCTGCTTACCAAAGTCACCACACTTGCCAAGGTCATGTAATGCTGCTGCAATGATGACTGAATCACGGATTTCTGCATACTTGACCTTACCAAGAAGTGCATAACCAATGTTTTCTGCTGCCATCATTACATTTCTGCTGTGATGAACAAGACCGAACTGACAAGCAAAGTGATTTCCACCACTGCAAGGTGCTTCAAAGAATCCGATTTCTTCCATGTATGCAATCAGATCTTCCATCCCCTCACGCTTGGTTGAAAGTAAGTGGTCAATCACATACTTCTTATTGTCAAGTTCCTTTGCATTGTCTGCTGCTACCTGTTCAATTTCTTCCTGAACGCTTTCCTGTGTTACTTCTGCGGTATTCTCAACCGCTGCATCTGCTTTCTTTTTTGCTGCCATGCTCTTTCACTCCTTTAATTATTTTTATGTTGATTCCATTCTGTCAGGAATGGATAAACACCGTATAAGTTGACTGGTAATTCACCCAGTTCAATGTGTTCAATAAACTGCTTGAACTGTTCATAGTCCTTTGGATATAACAGGATGCTGATACCGCCCGCCTTTTCAATTTCTCTAAGATTGTATAACTGCAAGTCTGACGGTCTACCGTTTGGTGCTTTCAGTTCGATTCCTAAAAACCAACCGTTGAAACATACTAACAGGTCAGGAATACCGCTTTTTGTATAAGCAGCACCACCCCAGTATTTCAGCACCCAAGCACCCTTGTCCTTCAGGAACTTCTTGACCTTGTTTTCAAAATTCTTTTCTGCTGCCATTGTTAATTACTCCTGAAATCATTTCTTCCTTTGCTCTTGTATAAAATATTCTGTCAATCTCAAAACCGAATGAATTTCTATTCAATTCCGCTGCTGCTCTTAGCGTTGAACCACTTCCACAACACGGGTCAATTACAACATCACCTTCATCAGTAAATATTTCAATTAACTGTTTTAATACAGCAACAGGTTTTTGTGCCGGATGAATTTTAGGTATATCTTTACTGTCTTTCTCCCAATTAAACCAGTTAAAAACCATGTGTCCCGTACCCCTGATTGTTTTTCCGTTTTCATCAAACTTTGCACCGTTTCTGAATTTTGGTAATTTATCACGATATAACACAAGGGCATATTCAGTAGCACCTACCACACGCATATTTGCTTTTAATACCTGTGGACTGTAATTTTTTACAAATACAAGTGGTATGTAATGAATAAATCCATGTTTTTTGGCTGCTGCAATAAGTGTCTGCGTTTGTTCAAAAGAACAAAATACAATCATACAAGGACTGTTGCTACTTCTTCCACGAATTACATTTTTTTTGTCTTCTTTTTTCAACATTTTTGAACAAAAATGAAAATATTCGTAAAGGTTGAAATTAAAATCAGAATTGAAAGCTGCTTTTCCGGCAAGTTTACTTTCACCATTCTTGTTATCTCCACCCTTGTACCACATTGGATTACTACCGTAAAAGTTATTACCTACGTTATATGGAACATCCGCAATAATTAACTGTGCGGATGGTATTGCATATTTTTTGTAATTCTGCATAGAATCACGATATATTTCACATTTTAATTTCTGCACTTTTTAATTACTCCCTTCCAACTGTTCATTGAACTGTGTCTGATAGTTCAGTATTTTTTCTGTGTAGTCGGTTGAATAGATGCCTTTTTCCCATAACCGGGTAGCACCATCTTCACCCATGTTGTACGCCATCAAGACCATGTTGGTATCTTGATACCGTTCAAACAATTTTCTAAGTACGAACACACCCGCTCTGATATTCTGATAAGGGTCTGCGAAATCCGTAACACCAATGGTATCTGTCAACCACTGGTGATTGATCTGATTGATCTGCATATAACCGTAATCTTTGGTTTTGCTGATAACTGCCGGGTCAAAACTGCTTTCATTCTGAATCAGTGCCATGACAAGGGTAAAATCAATGTTGTACCCAGTACAAAGGTAATATGTAAATTCCTGTTGTTCTTCCGGCATCTTGCAATCAAGCGGTGTGAAATCTAAGTCACCCACACCCCAGTCAAGGAAAATTTCCTGTGTGAATGTTCTGTCATCATACGCCCCATATACAAGTGGTTTTTTATTATCCCGTTCAAGTGTGCGTTCTGTTGATTTCTCTTTGTCCTTGGCGGTTATATGAGTTTTCAGGGCATATACTGATGTACCGCCAACTACTAATCCAACACCAAAGGCAACACCAAGCAAGATCAAGACCCGCTTTGCCATTGCGGACTTTCTAAGGTTCTTTGAATAGTTCATGTTTCATCACCCCTTTCAATAATTTTCAAATAAATGATTCCGAGAATTATAAGAATCACACCAAAGATGTATTCTTTCAGGTGTGCGGTAAGTGGTTCATATATTCCAATTTCAACCGCATAATCAGATGCACCAACTGCACCAATAATCAGGAACACACCAATGAACGCCATGATTCCAAATAACCAGTTAAGTATCTTTGAAAAGTTCATCTGTCAATTCCTTCCCTTCTTTTAATGCTGCAAGATTCTTTTCTTCAACTGTACCTTTCACCAGTAAGTAATAGTAAAAGCACGGTTTGGCTTGTCCTATGCGGTGAATACGCTTCTTTGACTGCTCCCACAAATCACATGACCCTTTGCCAAGTGGCAGTGTGTAATATATGATTTTGTTTGCTTTCTGATAGTTACCACCCATTGCACCCGCCTGATACTGAATGAATGTGATTGAATCATCTGTATTTTCGTATGCTGTCAGGTCTTTCTTCTGACCGTTTACAACGGAATAAGGTCTATTCAAATCATTCAGCACCCGTTGCATTGCATCCAGTTCAGCGGTGAAGTTGTAAAACACAATCAGTCTATCTTCTGTTGATTCAACCAAGTCCCGCAAGCCTTGCAATTTTTCTTTGTGGTATTGCCCGCATAACTGCCGGGCATATAACATTTTTGTCAGGCTGTTATCACCGACCAGTTCAACCCTTGGTGTTGTGTCAGTACCATAAAAATCTGAATCATCTTGGAATTGCACCATGTTCAAGGTATCAAGCATCAAATAACTGTTCTTGGTAAAATACCTGTACGCCTGTGTGGACTTAAAGAATATTTTCTGTTCAGTCTGTTCAGGAAGTTCAAGAACTTCACTTGTTTTCATAAAGATGCAGCCATAACTTGCAAGTTTCTTTTTCAAGTGTTCCGTGTGCTTATACCCGATGATAACCTCACGCTTGAACCCGTTCCCGTTCTCAACCCATTCTGTCACAACATAACTGTTGTAAAAGGCTTTCTTTGTAATGTTCCACCCCAACAACTGCACCTGTGACCACAACCTTTCATATTTCCCGGCTGTCGGTGTTCCTGATAACAAAATCACGCTTTCAGGTTTCATTTTCAGAATGAATTTTGACCGCTTGGCGGTTTCATTGGTGATAAGGCTTGATTCATCAAGCATCAGGGTAAACCCCTGTAATTTCAGTAACCAATCACGCCTGAACGCTGTTTCATAATTGATGACACCAACAATCTGAATATCCGTTTTGTATAATTCCTTAGTGTCAACAAGTGTCCTGAAATTGATTGCTTCACTTTTCTTGGTCAGATTCATCACACGGTCACTTGGGTAATATTCTTTGAAGTGCTGAACCCAGTCATCTATCTTGGATTTCTGACAGATGACCACATTCACCGCATTGTTCAGCAGATACATTTTTTCAGCACCCACAAAGGTCTTACCCAGTCCCATATCAAGATAATAAGCACAACGGTTGAACTGTTCAGTTCTGTTCAGTGCATCTTCCTGATGGGGCATAAGGTGCAGATCATTCATCTACCCTGACACCCGTACACTGGAAGAATATTTCAGCATCAAAGTTTGGTATTGTCTTGATGATTTCCTTTCCGCGGTCTGACAGGCTGCCCCACCACAACTGACCACATTCAGATTCATCAAGCACTTTGAGATAACCGCCTGTTGTTTCATAGGTTGGATGTGCTGCCTTTTCTTCATCAGTCATATCTTCTTCATACACCCATTTAACAACATTCTTTGGTATCTGATTCAGTAAATATCTTGCATCTGAATCCATCCACTCACGATATGTCATATCTGACGGCTTATTGAACAGCATGATCTTCTGTTCTTCTGTATTAAAACAACCAGTATTGAAAGACGATTTGTTCCAGTCCCCAGTGTTCCTGTTCCCAGTGTTCCTGTTCCCAGTGTTCCAGTCCCCAGTGTTCCTGTTCCCAGTGTTCCTGTTCCCAGTGTTGCAGTTCCCAGTGTTCCAGTCCCCAGTGTTCCTGTTCCCAGTGTTGCAGTCCCCAGTGTTGCAGTCCCCAGTGTTCCTGTTCCCAGTGTTCCTGTTCCCAGTGTTGCAGTCCCCAGTGTTGCAGCGACCCGTGCAATTCTTTCCAAGGTTGACGATCCGCAAGACTTCATCCCACGGGATTTCACGCACAATTTCCAGTTTGTCAGTGCAAGACTTGTCACCTTCTGTCAGCACTTCACCATAGGCAATGACTTCTGCAACCTTGTTTTCACTGTTGAAACTATAATAATTGAAGCAGTCAGCAGCAGTCTGACAGAAGTGCATACCGTGACCGCAAACATCAAGTTCCCCTTCTTCCTCAAATTTTCCTGGGCAAGTATACTGTTTAGTGTTGCCATTAGGTGAACAAGTCCAATCAGGTCTGAACACTTTGAACCCATGCACTACATTCTGAACTGTCTTATTCTCCATCTTTCTGTACCTCACCTTTCTGTTCTGTCAACGCTTTGTATTCATCAAGTAATGCTTTCATTTCCGGGTCTTTCTCCGAAAACATTTCAAGCACTGCCATATGCTGCAACTTATTGATTCTTACGTCCATAGCGGTCTTTAATTCTGACACACGTTTTCTTGATGCAACACGGTTTTCATATGTACCCATATCAACCTTTGTGACGATCTCACGACCATTTGCAACCCTTGAAACAGTGTCATCAATACTTGCAATCTTTGCGACTGCCAAGCCGTGATGCCCTGTTTTAACTACTACCACATCACCAACTTCAAAGTTGTCATACATTGCGTACTTTGACATACACACCTGTTCTTTTTCATTGTCATTCAGGAAAGATACCTGTACGGTTTTATAATCTCCAAACATTTCTTCATCCTCACTTTCTTCAATTTCAAATAAAATGATCTGACTTTTTCTTAACCAGTAGCACCCATATTGACTGTTATGGTTTTTATGCCCTTCAACCATCACACCGAAAATACCTTTATATTCTCTTGTGATTACACCACTTAACCCTTCAAGTTTGCTGCTTCTGTAAGAAATAATTTTTACTTTGTCACCTATCTGCATAAGATCACCGCCTTATATGGAGATACCTTCAATTTTTGCAAAACGCTTTGCATTAATGAAATATGACCAGCGGTGTTCACTGGTATGAATCGCATACCCCCAAGGAAAAACGCCCTGTTGTAACCCAAGTGCTATTGTGTTGGTGTGTTTGTGCATCAACTTAGCAACTTCATGTATTGTTAAGGTTTGGATGCCATCTTCACACTTTGACGGTTTGAAGATCACCGGGTTTTCTTCCTGTTCAAAATAGTCAGTGGTAAGTCCAAGTGATACTGCAATATCACTTTGAACCTGTTCTGACGGTGTGGTCTTGTCATTTATGTACATACTGATTGACCCCTTACTTTTCCCGGTCAATCCAACAACCTGTGCCTGATTGATTCCTAACTGCTGCATAGCCTGTTTCAACTTTTCGCTGAATTTCATTTATATCACCTCTTTCTAATTGCTAGGGAAAACATTATTGTTGTACTGCTTTTTAATATGCAGTGTAACTTTCCCTGAACTGTCCTGTTCCTGTTCAACAACTAAAAACTTTTGTTTCTTCTGCTCTAAATCATTGATATATTCCATATGTTCAGATTCTGAATCAAACTGTAAAATCTGTTCAATCCATGCAGATAAGATTTTCTTCATACAAGTTCACGTTCTTTCATTGCCTGATTCAGTAACAATGATGCTTTACTTGCTTTTTCAACCACAAACTGAACAACTGTATCAGCCGGACAACTGTTTGTTGTCAACTGTTTCACAATTTCTTCAACCAATGCACACGCATCAAAGACTTTTGATTCATCCATCAGCATTTTTCTTTCCATATCAACCACCCAACCTTTTCACACTTGCCTGATAGATAATGAAATCATCATAAGTAGGTGATTTGTGACTTTTCCCTTTTGGTTGTGCATAGATAAAATCAATCATTTGCATCACATCCGTCATAGTGGTTTCTTTAGGTTTGATAAAACACTGTGGAAGATTGACACCGAACTGTTCACAAATTTCCTTGACCGCCTTTGCAATGTCGGTTGGTGAAGCATCCTGTTCCTTCATGGTCTGTCTTGTAATCTTAATAAGGTTGACCACTTCACCAATACTGGTTGCTTTAGGTGCATATCCCGGTGCTTCATAATGTCCCGTTTTTCGTATCGCCGGAAGGACCTCACTTGTCACCCAACGCTTGAACTTTTTCGCATTCGGTAACTTACTGGAAAGAATCAAACTGTAAAGACCTGATTCGTTGATGATTATTAAATTCTGTTTACCACCGGAGGTCATCATTTCAGTGACCCCCCTTATCTTCATTATCAACATGGGTTGCAACTGCGTTATTTAATGACTTACCCCTTCCATAACCAAGTGCTTCTGCTATGTCCTTGCCTACGAACCAAGGTTCACCGTCTATTGTGACGGTTCGGATGTTTCCGAACTCTGAATTGCTGAATATCTGCAAATTATTCATCTTTTTTCTCACCTTCTTTCAATAATTCATCCACCGTCACATGAAAATAGTCCGCAACAGCCTTAACCTTTACAATGCTTGGAACATTCACACTCCATTTACATAATGACCCACGTGAAAAGCCTAATTCATTTTCCAGTTCACTAACTGAAACATTATGTTTTTTGCAAAGTTCCTTAATTTTTGTGTACAATGTTTTCACCTCTCTTTCTTCTGAATTTATTCAGTATTATATTGACAAAGTGCTGAAAATTTTCTATAATATGAATTGCAACAAACATATATAGAAAAAAAAACAGGCAATTATTTTTGATTGCTGAATTTGTTCAGCACCTTTAATATCATTATACTGAACTTTTTCAGAATGTCAATACTTTTGCTGAATTTTTTCTGCATTTTTTCAAGGAGGTACACATGACATTCATTGAAAGACTGGATGCTTTATGTGTAGAGCATAAAATATCCAAAAGAACACTGGAAAAAGAAGCTGGACTTAGTAGTGGATCAACTTCAAAATGGAAAGACAAGCTACCAGGACAACAGTCATTAGTAAAATTATCAAGATACTTTAATGTGTCGGTTGATTATCTTACCGGTGAATCAGACTATAAGACAAAAACAGAAGAAGTATTGAAACACTATGACAATATTACTGATCTACCAGCCTTAAGGTCACAGATCAAAGAAGCAAGAGTTGGAACAAATCAAATACCCGTTCTTGGTCAAGTTGCCGCAGGTATTCCAATTTTTGCAGAGGAAAATTACATCGGTTATGAGTGTATTTCCGAACAGCAGGCGTCTACAGGTAATTATTTTGCTTTAAAAATAAAAGGGGATTCCATGTCACCAAGAATATCAGAGGGTGACACGGTAATTGTACGCCAGCAAGATGATGCTGAATCAGGTGATGTTGTGATTGTCTTAATCAATGGTGATTCTGCAACATGTAAAAGATTGATGAAATATGCAGATGGAATCAGCCTGATTTCATTTAATTCAGCATATGAGCCGATGCAATTCAGCAATAGGGAATGCGAGGAAAAACCTGTCAAGATCATTGGTAAGGTTGTAGAAAATAGACAAAGCTGGTGATATCGTGACAATATTTCAACAACGCTTTCTACAAGCCAAGGAAAAAAGTGATTTAAAGTGGATTGATATAGCAAATCGGTCAGGACTTGACAAAGCAAGTATCAGCCAATACAAAAACGGTGTTCACACACCTGAACCTGATGCACTCTATCACTTAGCAGTTGCATTGAATGTCAGTATGGAATGGCTGACTGGTGCTGAAATATCAGTCAGTGATTCTGATATACTGAACCAATACCACCAGTTGAATGACCTTGGAAAATCAGAACTTATACAATTTCTTGATGATTTATCATCAGACCAAAAATACAAAAAGTAACGGTTTGTTACGGTCGGTTACGCTTTGGGTTACGGTTCTAAAGCCTTGATTTTACAACAAAGTTACGGTTGCTACGGTTGTTGTCTATATTCTTATATAGATTTTTATATACATACTCATTAAAAAATAAAAAAGTAAAAATATAAGAATATAGACAACAACCGTAACCGTAACTTGCGTAACTTCTGCATAGAATAAGCATTTGCAAGGTTTTTTGAAACCGTAACCCAACTGTAACTGACCGTAACCGCACGCCAAAAAAGGAAGGTAAAAAAAATATATGTTTGGAAAGAAAAAAGAATCAGGAATACCAGTAGGACACTATGAAGGAATTGAAGGGTTTGCAACTGATTACCCTTGCAGAATTGAAGTGAAGGGTGATGTGTTTGAGATTAGAAGAATCAAACCTGAAACCACGGTCACACTTCCAATGAACAGAATCAAATCATTTTCAGCAATGGAAGAACAAAGGTTCATGTTAAAATATCACGGTCAGGCAAAGAACACATCAAAATTAAAAGGTGCAAAGAAATATTACTTGGTTGTGGAATATGATAAAGGGATGCTTGCCTTTTGGGGAACAGCAATGGAGTATGGGAAGTTTCTTGATTTACAAAATAAAGGTGTTGCAACACCTTCACACATTGAATTATAACTAAGCAAAAATGAACCCTAACCGTTGCAGCGGTCAGGGTTCTGTAACCTTATCAAGCAAGGACTGAAATGATATATCAGTAAAAACTTGAAAAAAGCTATGCAATTTGAATTATACCATTTCAGTCCTTAATTTACAATAAATGAAAGGACTAAATTTTTATGGGAAGAAGAAATCCAAACGGTTATGGGTGCGTGACTAAGTTAAATGGTAACCGATCACGTCCGTGGGTTGCCAAGATCACTATATATGACGAATATGGACACGCAAAACAAACACCTATCGGTTACGCTGAAACAGAAGAAAAGGCAAATATCCTATTGGCTGAATATAACAACAACCCTTGGGATATTGACCGAGAAAAGGTCACCTTGGTTGTACTCTATCAGCGTTGGTCTGAAATCAAGTTACCCAAATTAGGAAAATCAAATCAACAGTCCTTGCGTTCAGCGTTCAAGCACTGTTCAAAATACTACGGTGTGAAATACCGATCACTGAAATCTTATCAGATGCAAGACTGCATTGACAACTGCGGGTGCGGGTATTCAACACAATGGTCAATCAAGAATCTGTTCGGTCACCTTGATCGTTTTGCTTTTGAAATTGACCTGATAGATAAAATGTATTCACAAATTACCACCGCCCCACCAATACCTGATACCACCCGTGAACCATTCACCCCGGAACAGGTTGATGCACTGTGGAAAATAAAAGATGACCCTTGGGTCAATACCGTGCTGATCTACATTTATACCGGGTTCAGATTACAGGAATTGTTGGGAATGAAAACTGAACAGGTGAACATCAAGGATTGGTACTTTGAAGGTGGTATTAAGACCGCTGCCGGAAAGTGCCGTATTGTTCCGATACATGACCGCATCAAACCATTTGTGAAAGCACTGGTTGATGAAGGGAACAAATACCTGTTCACCTATCAGGGCAAAAAGTTCAGTCAGGTAAATTATTATAAGTGTTGGGGTGAAGTCATGGAAAAGATAGGTGCAGACAAGACACCGCATGAAGCACGGCACACCTTTGAAACCAACCTTGACAATGCCAAAGGCAACAGAAAATGTATTGATATGCTGATGGGGCATAAGTCAAAGGATGTGGGAAACAGGGTATATAATCACAAGACTATTGAACAGTTACGGGAAACCGTTGCCCTGTTAAAATAA